AAAAGACAGTGCGTTGGTGACTATAGGAAATAAACTTGGAAATGCAAATATAAATGTCAATCCGCCCACCGCAAGAGAAAAAGGTCAAGATAAAAATGTATTCATGATCGAAGAGAATACCGGTCCATATAACGTGAATAACCCGGGAAAGGGACAAAATTCTACATTGACACTATTAGTTGGATATACACAAGGAAAATTATATAGAAACAATTTAGATGCCGTTTTAAATAAATACGGCAGAACAAAATACAGAGAAAATTCTGGTTTTGGAGTTGACACTAGAAGCGACGAATATTTATCAAGAAATCCAAATGTAAAAAATATAACAACTCCTAATATTAAAAATGTATATATCAATCTTAATTTTATAAAAGATTCAATTGTCAACAACGAAAATGTTATAGATATGGAAAGTGTATATAATATAATATTGAAGGAGTTGAACGATTCTGTTTGTGATTTCTGGAATCTTGAACTTGTTAATGTAGATACTGACGGATCCGATGGATCGAAAACAAGATTAAAAGTAATTGATAGAAAACGTATTAATGTAAATATACCGCCTGGTTATGTATTTGAATATGGCAATTCAAATTCAATAATTAAAAAAATAAACTTTACAACAACTTTAACAAACGCTCAGGCAAATCAAATATTGTATCGTTCTTTTGGAAATAAATCATTATCTACAAATAACATGATTGATTTCACCGGAGGTGGCAAATACAGAGATAAATTAAAAACCACGGAAAAAACAAAGAATAACTCAAAACCATCAGAAACAATATTAACATTTTTAAATATAATTTCAAAATATGTTAAATTTAATGAATCTGATCCGAGTGGAAATTTTTTGATGAGGGTAAAAGTTTATGGAACAAAACAAAAAACCAATAGAGTAGGTCCAAATACAACTACAGTTGATGAAAAAAAATACAATATTGTTGATTTGTGTATACCCGATAAAGAAGCATTGGTTTTTATGTTAAATGACAATGATATTGAAAAAAATACAAATGTCTATTGTGCGCCTATAAGAAATGTTGAAATTGAAATTTCATTGATGGGAATTGCTGGAATACGTGTATTTGAATACTTTAAAATTAAAAATCTTCCGCCTCCATTTACCGATAACGTTGTCATTTTTCAAGTAAGAGACGTAAACCACGTAATAGATGAAAATGGTTGGGAAACAAGAATAAAAGCATCTTTACGACCTGCTTATAATATAAAATCATAATATTATGAAAAAAATACAATACGCAGACAATACTAGGGAGTTTCAATTCCCAGAAATACAGACAATCTATCCTGTTTATTCTAAAGTTTATCCTCAACAAAACGATTATGTATATGGATCATATATTCGTTTTTTTGTTAAAAAAATAAATGACAAGACAATTTATGAAATTTCAAAAGAAAACTACACAGAAATTTCAGATAATATATACATAAAAATTGCAGTTGAGTGGAAACTCACTGGCAAAAAGAATAATGTCATTGAAAATAAAATTAAAATGAACGAGGGGGTTTTTGAATATAATAAAAGTCAAATAGATTTTTATAAAAAAACAATGCCTGGTTTAGAAAACGTGTTACGTGACCCCCTTGAATTTTGGAGACCAAGTTAAATTGACAGTCTCTTTTTTATATAGTATCTTGTTAGAATGGTTATAAACTCGGAAGTTGAGTATAAACAATTTATACATGAAAACAACAATCATGACTTGATTTGTGACGCAATTCAAGTTGATGACCGTCTACATCCATGCGTGTCAAAAACGAGTTTATTATGTGTATATAACATACAAAAACAATCTACCTACATTCTATCTATAAATCATAACGATTGTTTATATAAAGTAAATAAACAACGATTAGTGGACGATTTGAACAGTATGTCTGGAAAGAAGTGGGTTTTTGATAAAAAGAAGTTTTCACAACTCTTGACTATAAATAATCTTTATGATATAAACATTATATTTTTTATATCGGATGGTAGAGTAGAAGATTATAGTGAATGTGATACAACGACTCATAATTTCTATAAACAAAAATATAATAACTATAGTGATATTAATAATATAATTCCATTGACATTACATTTGGAGAAGTTCGAACAAATGTGTGTAGAATCTTTAAAACGGGTAAAAAATATAAGATTGGATCAGAGTTTTAAAGAATTAAATGGAACAATAACTGAAAATTTAAGAGTTCTTGAAGAAAATGGATTAAAAGTCGATGAAGACCAATTCATGTCTTGTTTTAGAGACAAAAACCCAAAGATAGTAAATGGATATGTATATACACAATATAATCTATATACATCAACAGGAAGACCCAGTAATAGATTTGGTAACGTAAACTATAGTGCATTAAACAAAGAAAATGGATGTCGATCTTCTTTCATAAGTAGGCATGGCGACGATGGCATGTTATTTATGATAGATTATAGCGCATACCACCCCCATATTGTGGCGCAGTTAATCAACTATTCTCTACCGTCTAGTGCTTATGAATACTTGGGTAGATATTATTATGGTAAAGAAGAATTGTCAAAAGATGAAATCAAAACATCAAAAAATGTAACATTTCAATGTATGTATGGAAATATACCAGATGAATTGCTGGAGATTCCATATTATAAGAAAATGAAGGAATACATAAATCATAGGTGGGATTTCTTTAATGAATATGGTTATGTAGAAACACCTGTGTTTAAGAGACAAATCACTAAAAACCATATATTTGACCCGAATCCGAATAAGTTGTTTAATTATATTCTACAAGCTAGTGAGACAGAATTTGGGATACATTCTCTTGCGTCTGTAAATGAATATCTAAAAGATAAGAAGACTAAAGCGGTATTATATACTTATGATAGTATTCTGTTTGATGTTCATAAGGATGATAAAAAACAAACACTATTTCACATCAAAACGTTGATGGAGAATGGTAAGTTTCCTACAAAGTGTTATATTGGTAAGAACTATAATGATATGACATTGATAAACATATAGAAGAAATTCAAAATTTCAATAAATATTTCTATATTTATACTATATGTTAACAATTGATGACATACTTGAAGAGTATTTTATAAACAGAAAAGATGGCGGTTTAAAATTTGATATAAAAAACGCAGAAGATTTATATCATTTCGAGTCATTTTTGATTAAGAACAACTATCTTCAATTATTTAATAAATCTAAGATAAACGAATTGTTTGAAGAAACAGGAGATGCTTCGGAATCTTCCACCGAAGAAATTGTAAATTATGTCAAAAAGAGATATTTGACATTTTTTAAAACACAACCATCTGCTCAGGATTTGGAACTTTTGGTTAATTATGTTCGTGAATTTAGAAAGACCCCACAAACTCTTGACTCTGCATTTGAATTTTTAAAACAAAATCCCGGTTTGGTTGTATTTGAAAAAAATCAAATTGGTCAAGGGGAGTTTGCTTTTTATTTATTATTACCTGATGCCAAGAAGATAACTGGAGATAAAGGTGATATCCAAATCGGCGATAGAAAGTTTGAAATCAAAAAAATTAAAAAGGCAAAAGATACAATCAGATTTGGAACAAATATTGATTTGGATTCGATTAATTCTTTTAGATATGTAACATTTGGTCTTAAAAAGTTATTCACTTCCAAAGAATACAAGGAAGGTGAAAAAATCAAAGAGATGTCTGATGCTTATGATATTTTAATGGCTGGGTCAGAAGCATCTGTTACTATAAACAAGTTGAATGCTTTTTATGCTTTTATAGATAAATTGCGTGATTATGTAATTTACGAAAAAACTCAAAAGAGTTTGTCATCAGAAAAAACATCAGGTAAAAAGTTCGTATTTAAAGCTAATGATATTGATAAAGATGTATTCTTTAAGATATCGTTTGATGATTTAAAGAGTGCATTAAAAAGCGGTAAACATCAAACAACAATAGAAAGAACAGAAGACGAACAAGATACCGAAGAATTAACTTCTTTTGCTGAAGATGTAAAGTCTATTTTGGATAAATTTTTAAATAGATATTCTACGTCTGAAATATTTCAAACTCAAATGGTTGCTCAATTGTATGAAAAGTATAATGGTGCGGGAGTTGATATAATGATAATAACAGAAACTAACAACTTTTTGATAAACCCACCAAACTTTAAGTTTAATGCAATAAATCAATACGTAAGACCTCAAGTAACTCTAAGTTAATATGAATATACTGTCTGAATTAATAGAACAAATCTGTCTCGATTCTCGTATAAAGGATGGGATATTTTCATTGGATAACAATGACCATTTGAATATCTTACAAGAATATCTACAAGTAGAGTTAAATATAGATGAACAACAATCCGTAGAAATCAGAAATGCAGTGTTAGAGGGTAAATATCCTGACCGTCAAGCATATAATTCAAATGGATTGCTTGTAACGTTTCCTACACCAGAATATAAACAAAGAGCAATTTCTAGAGGAACTCACTTTGAAGAAAATCCAAAGAAGGCTGCTGGTGCAAGTGTATTCGAACCGCAACCAGAACAACCTGCACAACAACCTTCTTCACCTGAACCACAACAAACCACGCCTACATCTTCAACAACAACTGCTCCCACAGAACCGAAACCAGAAACTCCTGCAGAAAAAGATAAAAATGAACCTGACTTGAGAACTCCTCAAGAAAAACAAGCTGATGCTCAAGTAATTCAAAAGATTTTGACCACGGAATATACATTAGATGAAGCTAAAACAAATGGTTTTTATAGAAAAGGTTCTACTTGGTATACAACTGAAGGAACTGAAGTGGGAGTTGCCAGATATGTTGAAGACTTAGGCAAAATAATTATACGTCCAAGAAGATGAAAAAACAATTACTCTGCACGTTTTCCACCGTTGAAGAATATAAAAACCTAATTGATAAAATTAGAAATTTTTATAGTGTAAACGGCAACAAACTTTTCTTATTCAATGGTGCAAAACTTCCCAAAAACATTTATATAACCTATAATGTGGACGTTGAAGAAAATACACATTTTCCAAAATTTCCTAATACGATTGGTCTTCATAGAAAAAAACAAACCAATACATTGTATACGTTGAATGCTATGAATAAGTTAATAACTGAAGAAAATGGTGGAGTGTTTGATAATAAATTTCAATTGAACTGGGAACTTTATAGCAACTGCCTTATTTTGACCAGTGAAATTTCCGTTAGAATAATTCCGATAAAACTTTTCGATATAATTAGTTGAACGATTTGTCATCTCATGTTATAGTTATACGTGTATTAGTTATGAATTAGGTCTGTGTAGACTTAACAATTAATTAATTAACACTTAACAATTAACTATTCAATAATTATGGCATTAGATCTATCTAAGATTAAGAATCGTTTGAATTCTTTAACAAACACAAATCAAAAATCCAACTTGATTTGGAAACCCAATCCCGGTAAGCAAGTCGTTCGTATCGTTCCCTACAAGTATGCTCCTGAGAATCCTTTCATTGAGCTAAAGTTCCATTATAACATCAACAACAAGACTTATCTATCACCTGATAGTTTTAACCGTCCTGATCCAATTGTTGAATGGTCCAATCGTATGAAGAAGACCGGAAACAAGGAAGAGTGGCAGTTGGGACGTAAGATGGAACCAAAGATGCGAACATATGTTCCTGTCATCGTTCGTGGTGAAGAAGACCAAGGCGTTCGTTTCTGGGGATTCGGAAAGAACGTTTATCAAGAACTGCTAAGCATCATCAGTGACGCTGATTATGGTGATATCACCGATCCTGTAAATGGTCGTGATATCGTTGTAGAGTTCAGAACCGCAGAGGAATCCGGCAAGAGTTTTCCAGAAACTACTATCCGTGTTAAACCAAACACCTCAGTAGCAATTGACCCTTCTAAGAAGGATCTTCTTGGAAAACAAACCAATATTCTTGATTTGTTCCCAGAACTCAGTTATGACCAACTTAAGGCAGTCATGGATGCTTGGTTGAATCCAGAAACCTCGGCAGAACCAAGTGTAAATGCAGTTGCTGATGAAGATGGAGATGGAGATGTAGAAGCTGTTGCTCCAGTAGCACCAACTTCAAATAAATCACCATCTGCCTCCGCAAGTAAATCAAATACAGAAGACCTCACAAAGGCTTTTGATAATTTGTTCAACAGTTAAAATAACTGGTTTGATATGGGGTGATGGTATATATTACTATCACCCCTTTAATTTCCTATTTTTATGAAAAAGAAAACACATGTTACGCAGAATGATTCACCACAGAGAGACGAATTAGTCGAAATGTTGGCGAATGAGTTGAATAAAGCAAACAAAGACGGCGGTAAAATTGCTTATTTCTTGGACGAACAAGAAAATCCCGCCGAAATTAGTGACTGGATTAGCACAGGTTCTTCTATTCTTGATTTGGCAATTAGTAATCGTCCACATGGTGGATTGCCAGTCGGTAAAATGGTAGAATTAAACGGTTTGGAAGGAACTGGTAAGAGTCTAGTATCTGCACATATTTGCGCTGAAACTCAACGTAAAGGTGGTATCGCAGTTGTATTAGATACTGAAAACGCAGCTGCTCCAGAATTCTGGAAGAGCTTGGGTGTAGATTTAAAGAATCTTCTATATGTTCAAACTGACACTGTAGAAGATATTTTTGAAAAGATGGAACAGATGATTGGTGTAGTAAGAAAGTCAAACAAAGACCGTATTCTTACACTTATTATTGACTCTGTAGCCGCAGCATCAACTAAAGCAGAACTTGAAAGTGATCACGGTAAAGACGGATTTGCCACTGGTAAATCTATTATTATCAGTAAAGCCATGAGAAAGATTACCAACATGATTGGTCGTCAAAAGGTTCTTACTGTATTTACTAACCAACTACGTCAAAATCTAAATGCTATGGCATTTGGTGATAAGTATGTAGTAAGTGGTGGTAAGGCACTTGCTTATCATTGTAGTGTTCGTGTTCGTTTGAATAACACTGGCAAACTCAAGAAAGGCGAAGCAATCATCGG